GAATAGCCGGATCTATATTTTTTAATTTATTACAAATTAAACAAAATCTTGCATTTGTTGTATAATCTTCAATCATTCTACGCAACATACCTTGAGCACTTGTTGTCATTGCATCGGCTTCATCTAATATTATTAATTTAAATGATACTTTTTCTGATGAAAAATTTTTAGACATTACAAAATCTTTTATCTTATTACGAACAATTTCAATCCCCCTTTCTTCAGAAGCATTAATATGCAGAGTCATCATATTAAAAGACTTCCCGTATAATTCTGTTGCACATGCAACAATAATTGATGTTTTACCCGTTCCAGATGGTCCACATAATAATAAATGAGGTAAATATTGTTTACGAATATATCCTCGTAATGTATCTACAATATGTTTATTAGAAATAATATCATCCAATGTAGATGGTCTAAATTTTTCAATCCATGGTAAATTTTTAATATCGGTCTGTTTAGGTTGTTTAAGTTGTTTAAGTTGTTTAAGTTGTTTAAGTTGTTTAAGATGTTTAAGATGTTTAAGATGTTTTGGATCTTCAGTTTTTGTATAATCTGTATAATCTGTATAATCTGTATAATCTGAATCAATATTTATAATAAAATTTTTTGGCATATCTATTGGTTCTATATGTGTTTGATTTGTTTGATTTGTTTGATTCGTTTGAACAGAATTTTTTTTCATGTTATTTTTTATTAATAAATTAATATAAAGGTTGTTTATGTCTATATAAATTATATTTCATAATAAAATAATGATTCAACTTTTTTCCACACTATTATTAGGTCTTTCATATATTCAAGAAACGATTTGCGCATATTATAATAAGTACAAACAAAAAGTAATAAAAATTAATCATATCAGAAATATTCAATCGAATGAAAATGTATTCTATAAATATATATGTTCCAAATATATATATGATTATGATACATCTCATAATGATTATTTTTGTGAATTCAATAATAATTATGGTACCTATAGAACAATTATAAAAAACACAACATTAAACGATATTATAAAAATAGAAGACGATATTAATAAAGATAAAAATAATTTAACAGATGGTTTATATGAAAATAAATTAATTACCTCTATATATCTATTAGTATCGAAGTCAGAGTCTAGGCAAAATTTTAGATTAAATATTATGGATTATATTATGTATATTGATAAAAATATTAATCTAACATTAAAAGATATATTAAAAATATATCATATAAATTATTCTCAATTTGATTCAATCGAAATTAAATATATGTCATATGACGATTACTCAGATTCTTGTATAGAATCAAGTATAGAAGCATATTTGGATAAGAATCTTGTACAGTTCTTATAAAGATTTTATTAAATTATATATTTATAATTTAATAAAAAGAATACAACTATAATAAAAAATGAAAATATCATTAATTAAATATAATTATACTTAAAATATATACTATATTATATTTATAAAGTATGAATTTTCCAATATTTGCATTTGATCGGAATGTCAGACCGATTGAACGTATTGAATTTGACGTATTAGGGAGTGATGAAATTAAAGGTCATTCAGCTCTTGATAAAAATACCCAAGGGGTTGAATTTTCTGATTTATATGAGAATGGAGAGGCTCGTATTGGAGGTTCAGCTGATCCCCGTTTTGGTACAATAGATAACAATAATATTTGTGCGACATGTGGGTTCAATACAAATTATTGTCCGGGTCATTCTGGACATATGGATTTGGTGGAACCTTTTTTTCACATTGGGTTTCTAGATCACCATGTGAAAAAAATTCTCGATTGTATATGTCTGAAATGTTCCCGTGTATTAATTCATAAAAACGAATCAAAAATAGAAGATATCTTACGAACAAAGACTGGTAAAGCCAGATTAATAGAAGTGGCAAATTATTCTAAAAATATTACATACTGTACTTTTTGTGGGACACATGTTTCCAAGATTAAAGTTGAGATTAAAAAATCTACTGCAACTATTGTTGTGACGGCAGAGATAGATTTGGAATCGTTAAAAGACGAGAATTTAGTAATTGATGGAAAGAAAAAAATTAAACAAAATCTTACTCCCGAAATTATTTACGAAAAATTAAAAAATATTTCGGACGATGATTGTAAAATTATTGGTCTGATCCCATCTAGAACTAGACCAGAATATATGATTCATAAAACTTTATTAATTCCTCCAATGGCAATTAGACCTTCTGCAAAAGGAGATTTTGGTGGAAATTCTGTTATGGAGGATGGATTAACCCATCGATTAGTTGATATAATTAAATTTAATTATAAATTATTAAAACAAAAAGAAATGGGTAATGAAACCCTTTCAAAATATAGTAAAGATCAAGCTACTCTTCTACAATATCATATCGCTGCGTACTTTGATAAAGATTTAATAAGTACATCAAAAGGTAGTGATAATGATAAACATCGTTCATTAGCTCCAGGTATTAAGGCTAAGGAAGGAAGAATTCGTGGAAACTTAATGGGTAAACGAACAGATTTTACAGGAAGAACTGTTATTACATCAGACCCAGTCATCGGTAATAATGAATTACGAGTTCCTGTAAGAATGGCAATGACAATTACTTTTCCAGAAGTTGTGACACCTGCAAATATTGATAAATTATCTAAACTTGTCTTAAGAGGTCGTGATCTTTATCCAGGAGCCAACAATGTATTTCCTGTAGCAAATATGACCCCTGGAAAAACTATCTGGCCGATGGATCTTCGATTTAAGAGTAAGGATCAAATAGAATTACATTATGGAGATATAGTAGAAAGACATTTACAAACGGGGGACATTGTCCTATTAAATCGTCAACCTACTCTTCACAAACAGTCTATGATGGGTCATAGAATTAAAGTTATTGACGACCAAAGTTTAATGACTTTTGGCTTAAGTGTAGCCGTCACAAAACCATATAACGCCGATTTCGATAAACATCTCTGTCGAAAACAGGAGGCCTGAAAAGGGTGTTACCTCCTAGTTAAGATTAAAATAAAAGTACAATAAATTTTATTTTAATTCTTAGCGAAACATCTTGTTGCGGGAAACCCCTTAGAGTTCTAACTACTACTTCTAAAAAGGAAACTTTTAAGAAGGATCTCGGTTAATAGCCGAACCCGATAGTAATAACGTTAGAAATTGGGCAATCCGCAGGGTTACTACCTACGTTCGTTAAATTATGAGTATGATAAACATAATTTAGCAATTTAATTTAATTAAATTGTTTTAGTAAGAATATGGTAGGCTTTCAACGACTGAACGGATGTTGGTCAATAATGATACACTAACTATGTTGAATTGGCTTAAGATACAGTCTACTCCCACTGGAAACTTTGGGTACGATCTTGATAAAATCAAGACAAATCATCGGGAGATGAAATGAACATTTTTGTTCCACAATCAATACAAACACAAATAGAATTAGAAGAAATAGCAGATGTAAAGAGGCAAATTATCTCACCCTCATCATCGAGAACTAGTATAGGTTTAGTTCAAGATGGTTTATTAGGGGCATATAATTTAACCGCTCCTTCTACCCTAATTAATTGGCGTAATGCTATGAATCTTATCGGATATACAACATTCGAAGCAATGAATCAGATAAAAAAAGATAAGATATACACAGGACAAGAATTATTTAGTTTAATTATTCCTCCAGGAATTAATATTAATCAAGGAAGTTTTAAAGTTAAAGATTCTATTATTCAACCAGGGAGTAGATTAAATAAAGATGTTCTTGGTGAAAAGAAAAATTTTGCTCTGCATCAATTAATTTGGGACGAATATGGACCAGACCAAACAAAATCATTTATAGATAATTCTCAAAAATTAACAAATAATTTTAACTTATATAATGGTTTTACGGTAGGTTATGGTGATACCAGTATTCGTTCGGAGGTAAAAGAATCAATTGATATAATTTTTCAAACAAAAATTCAAAAAATTAATCATATGATTACAGAACAAGAAAATAATCCTGAAATTATGGATAAATATGTATTTGAATTTAAATTAATGCAAGAAATGGGAGGAATAGTATTAGATACTGTATCGAAGAATATTATGGCAAATCTTGACCCTAATAATAATTTTAATATTATGGTGAGTAGTGGTTCCAAAGGTTCTGCAATGAATATTGGTCAGGTTATCGGGTGTGTTGGTTTTCAGGCGGTGGAGAATAAACTTAGTCCAAAAAAATATAATCAACGGACCCTACCATATTTTCATCAAAATGATGACCGTATCGAATCACGTGGATTAATTAGAGAACCATATATTGAAGGACTAACCTTCCCATCATTCTTTCACCTTTTAGTAAGCGGTCGAGAGGGTATTATTGATGGAGCGATTAAAACGGCAGAGACAGGATACGCGCAACGTCGTTTGGTAAAATCTATGGAAGATATCATGATTAAATATGATTATTCAGTAAGAACAGCAAATGATACTCTCTTACAGATTGTATACGGTGATAATGGTTCAGATACTACAAAACAATATACTTATGATATTAAATTAGGTCTTATGTCTGACTCACAAATTGAATCGGTATTTAAATTTACACCAGCCGAACTAAACGTATATAAATCATTTACCTCTGAACGAAATGAGAAGATGATCTCTGATATATTCGTGATGAGAGAGACATTTCGTCACTGTATGAGAAAGGCAAAATGTGATTTTAAATCATTTAATACTAAAGTATCATTCCCATTAAATTTTTCACGTATTATTGATAATCATAGTGCAAATAGTGAATTAAAAAAGGGTCCCACGGTTGATCCTTCATATGTATTAACTAAAATTGAAGAGATATTACAAAATAAATATCTAACACTTATCCCTATGTCATCTTCGGAACAAGCTAATCCAGCTTCTATTAAGAATTATGACGAACGTATATATAAAACATTTACTAGAATTGCTCTATATGATTCACTTGGACCCAAACGGTGTTCAATTGAACGCAAACTTACTTTGATACAATTTGATGCGATAATTAATGATATTATGCAAACTTATAATCGTAGCGTAGTTCAACCTGGAGAGATGATTGGGACGATTAGTGCCCAAAGTTTAGGAGAGACTATTACTCAGATGACTTTAAATACTTTCCATTCGGCAGGTATTAAGACGATGAGTGGGACTACTCAAGGTGTCCCACGTATTCGGGAAATTTTAGGTGTAAGTAAATCTATTAAAACACCTCGCATGATAATCCAACTGGAACCTTCCTTTAAGAAATCAAAAGAAATGGCTCATAAAGTAGCATCCAATCTTAAATATACAACTATTAAAGATATTCGAGGTCGTATTAATATCTATTATGACCCATTCCCAATGGATCATTCTGAAACGAATACTTCCGTTATGAAGGTAGATAATATTAAACATGTGTTCTACAATCAGAAAACCGGGAAGAACTCTTGTCAGAATAATATTACAGGATTACCATGGCTAATGAGGATTGAGATAATCAAAGAAAAAATGTTAGACAAAGAAATATCTCTATTAGATATTAAGAGTAAGTTTTGTAATTGGTGGGAAAAACGATTTGCCGATACAAAATTATTACGTAAAGAAGAAAAAAGAATTATGAATAAAATTACAAGTATTGCTGTCTTATCTAATACAGATAATGATGCACAACCAGTAATTCATTTAAGATTTAATGTTAAAGATGTTGATAAACAAAAAGATCCGTTTAATAGAGAAATGCTTAATGAATTTATTGACCAAATAATTGACCGATTTAAAATGAAAGGTATTGAATCAATATCAGATATTCCTGATATTGCTCCAGAACGATTAATCATAATAGACGAAGCAACCAAAGAGATTCGGAATGAAGACCAATATGTAATTTATACATCTGGAGTAAACTTACTAGATATTCGATATATTATTGGTATTGATATACGAAATACTGTATGTAATGATATTTACGAGACATACAAACATTTTGGAATTGAAATTGCAAGATCCCGATTAATTCGAGAGATTGATGAAGCATATACTCAAGCTGGGCACTCTGTAAGCTATACTAACTTATCAATTCTGGTTGATACAATGACTAGTGGAGGGTTATTAATGTCAATCGATAGACATGGAATGAATAAATCAGATACAGATGTATTAGGACGTGCTTCTTTTGAAAGGGCAGTTGACCAAATATTAACGGCAGGAGTATTTGGTGAGGTCGATCATATGAGAGGAGTTTCATCCAGAATTATGGGAGGATTAATTATTAAAGGAGGAACCGGCTTCTGTGATGTTATCCTAGATACAAATCTAATAGAAAAATCAGAGTATGATGATGCATCAAGTGTATATCACGAACATATGGTAATTCAGACAGATAACGTAGCAACAGATATTATTTTGAATGATGTTGAACCAATGTTTATCCCTATCTAACCGATCTAACCGATCTAACCGATCTAACCGATCTAAAAATTTATTTATAAAAATTGATAAAATTTAAAATTATAACATAATTTTAATAATATTATTTAATATTATTAAAAATGCCGTCCTATACGATTTATATAAAAAAACTTACAAAGCTTAGTCCAAATAATTATTTCATGTATCGAACTCCTAATAAATCATCAAATTTTCAACTCCCTCTTAAGGACGTAATAAAAGTATATATTCCAGATAAAGTAAAAATCTCTCACAAAATACATGATTACAATCATCTCTCAGAGATAGATACGATTAAGGAAGGCTTATATCACATAAATATAATATATAATACTAAATATGAAAATTATTTTGTTACGACAATAAGTCTGATCAGTCTGAACAGTCAGAACAGTCTGAACAACTCGCTCAGCTCGGTCAGTGAGAACAACTCGTTTAGTTTGAACAGTCTGAACAACTCGCTCAGCTCGTTTAGCTCGAACAGTCAGAACCGCAATTTAACACACATAAATAATAAAAGTTTGACCAAAACTATGCATAAATCTATGCCTAAATCTCGGACTAAATCTAAACGTCAAAATATGGTTAAAAATGTATTAGAGATTGCTAATTCACTATGATATTACAATTCGTCGATTTTGTAATCAAATTTGTCGATTTTGTAATCATCGAGTAATCAAAACACGGTGATATCTATATACACTTTTATTTTTTATTAAAATTGTTTTAGTATATGATGTTGTGAAAATGAAAAATGAAATTTTTGATTACAAAACTCGACAAGTTTTCGACGAGTTTCGATGAAGATATTTGTATATATATATACTTTTAGTGTTTTCATAGTAATCATAATAAAATATATAAAGAATATATAGGTATAAAATAGGGTAGTCGACAAGTTTTTATAGAGGGGGGGGGGGGATTTTTTTTTTTTTT